GAATCAAGTTGCAAAGAATATTGGCGCAGAACTATAAAAAAGATAAACGCTGTCATCGATCCACCTAGTAATGATGGGTAGACCACCAAAAAAGATAGATCCTGAACAAGTAAAGATGCTTGCATCTTTTGGCTGTAGCTACGTTGAGATCGGCAAGTATTTCGAGGTAGACGAATCCACCATACGCAGACGCTTTAAAGCTAAAGTAGAAGCTGGGAAGGAAGAGATGAAGTTCGGACTCAGACGCGCAATGTGGACTAGTGCTATGGAAAACAATTCTATCGCAATGCAAATATTTATGGCTAAGAACTATTTAAATATGAGTGATAAGACTAGTGTAGACATGACTGGCAACTTAGAGACGGTGTTAAAAGAATGTGGATTTGAGGAAAACCCAGTTGATCAAACAAATTCTGAACAAGCAGAAGCTTTGGAAGGCTTTGGGATACCAGCCGACACCACAGCAACTGGCATATCATAACAGTAAAGCAAGATTTAGAGTAGTATTAATGGGCAGACGCTCAGGTAAGTCCTGGAGCGCAGCGCATGAGATATTACCGTGGTTATTGACACCAAACACACGCGGTTGGATTGTCGGACCTAACTACAGTTTAGCCAATAAGATTGCACGCGAAGTCAAACGCGTAGTGATGACTCAACTCAAGTTACCGATTCTATCTAAGAAAGAAATCTCTGGAGATCTCTATTACATGAAACTCGCTGGACTCAATAGTGAACTGAGTGTGAAATCAGCGGAGAACGCAGATTCACTCATAGGAGATGGCGTAGATTACCTTTGCATTGATGAAGCAGCACTTATCCCACGTAGTACATTTGAAATGTATTTAAGACCTACACTTGCAGATCGGCAAGGTTGGTGCTTATTTACAAGTACACCTAGAGGTTTTAATTATTTACACAAGCTCTACGAATACGGTCAAAGTGATGAACACCCAGACTGGGAATCCTGGACGTTTCCATCAACACTAAGTCCATATTTTAAAGATGACATAGAAGAATTAAAACGCACACTTACTAAAGAAACTTTTCTCCAGGAAATCATGTGCAGTTTTCAAAGCTACTCAGGAAAGGTGTTTCCTATGGACAGAAACATTCACGTAAGTGACACTGTACAATACAATCCAAAGCTACCAGTATATGTTGGCTTAGATTTTGGTTATCGACACAGCGCAGCAGTCATAGTTCAATTACACAACCGAACAAACAACTTCGCAGACGTACATCAAATCGATGAAATCTCACTAAAGAACATTAAGACAGACGATTTTGCAAAAGCGCTCAAGAAACTACCATACGAGTACACTGGTATATGGGGAGATCCAGCTGGAAGTGGTACAAATTTACAGTCAGGAATTAGTGATATAGCTGTATTTAAAAAACACGGTCTACGCGTTAATATAAGACGCGATGCCATCACACGAAACGTAGTATCTGGTGTTTCACACGTGAGACGCTGGTTTGAAGATGCGAATGGAGATCCACACATATTTATAAATCCAAAGTGCAAAGATAGTATCCAAGCGTATGAGAATTATCACTATCCAGAACACAAGGAAAACAGCGCACTGCGTCACGAGCCATTAAAAGATGGCAAGTTTGACCACCACTGCGACAGTCTAAGATTTTTATTAACCAACCTATTTCCGATGCGCAGTAGAACGGCTGGTGTCATCGATTACTTGTAATTATAGTATGCTTACTATTCCAGATTTAAGTCAGGGCGCAATTCACGAAGCCTTAAAGAATCAATTGCGTTACATTGAGGATGAGCGTGTTAAAGAACGAGATTATTTAATGGATTGGTACGAAGGTGTCAATATCCATCAATATGTCTCGCAATACTTTGGTGCAGAAACACTTCGTCAGACTGTAACGCCGCAAAACAACCTTACTAGGCGTGTGTGTAGTATTCGCTCCATGACATATAAACGTCCACCGCGTATGCGTGTAAATGAGACATATATGAAGTACATTGATAAGTACAGTCTTAACGCACAACGCAGAATGCTAGAGCGTTTAACATTCTTATTAGGTAATATGGCATTTCGTAGTATCTGGAACGAAGAGACTCAGAAAATAGAGTATGAAATACTTTCTCACTTTGAGCCATTGTTTTTAGCTGGTAACTCTAGAGATAAACCAGTTGGTGTATGCTATCCAATTGAGTACCAGGGTAACTCAAGAATGGACACACCACTTCACGCAGTGTGGACAAAAGAATCACACTATTTATTAGATGGTCATGGTGAAAAAATTTCAGTAAACGATGGAGACATTAATCCATACGGCATATTGCCAGTAACCTTCTCACATCGTTATCCACCTATAAGAGATTATGAGGTTGGAAACGCAATTGATGTCGCACAAACAGATTTAGCGGTAAACGTCGCACTTTTGGAACTCGAAATTGCAATACGTTACGGTGCAATGGGAATCAAATTTGTTAGCGGAGTTGATGATGCATCACGTATTTCTATTGGTACAGATAAAATATTATACTTACCTGAAGGTGCAAACTTTGGCGTAACCAACGCTGGTGGCTCACTAACAGAGATTATAGATGCCACAAGATTCTTAGTGGAAACCACATTAAATAACAACCATATACGCGCTAAGTACGCTAGAGATGATTCTGGAAACGCTCCAAGTGCCGCATCACTGAGTATTATTGAGATGGAGAATATGGATGAGCGTTCTGCTATGACTGAAGATACCTGGAGACCGTGGGAACATCGCAGATACGAGGTAGATAAAGCGATTATACAAACTGAAGCCAATATTAATGTAGGCGATGATTATAGTATTGATTTCTTAGAGCCTAATTATGCATTAACACCAGAATCTGAGATCATGCTTTGGGATTGGCGCTTTAAAAATGGTTTAGCATCAAAAGAGCAGTGGTTTGAGTATCAAAATCCAGATGCAAGTCCTGAAGATTTAAAAAAGTTTCAAGCATTACAAGTCTCACAAGAACAAGAGCAAGCACCGCAAAATAGATTATTAAACATACTACAGAATGACAATAGACCAAGTAATTGAAGAATATGAGTCATCCATAGATTATGCAATAGACCAATTTATAAATGACACAAAAGAATTAGAAGATGAAGGATTATCGGTAAGTGAGATATTACTTATTATTGCTGCGGTGGACTTTACGTCCTACTTTATTGAAGAGTTACGCTTCTCTACCGCACTCAACGCCAGCATGGTTGCTACGGAAGATATTTTGGCTTCTCTGCGCTTTTTTGGGAGTACCACAGAGCAACAACTTTTGGCGCTCCAAAACATTCAAAAATTCAACATTGAAGGTTTAACTAGACAAGTGACGAGTTCAATGCAAAGTTCTATGGCGCAAGGTATTGCCACAAAAATGGACAAGGATAATCTCGCTACCTTAATGCGTGCTAATATTAAAACGCAAATTCCTCGTGTAGAAAATGTGATTGGCACGCAGTTGTCCAATTTTCAAAGATCAGTGGTTCTACAGATGGCGGTTGATTTACCACAGAATACATTATGGGAATATATTGGCCCAGATGATGATAAGAATCGCCCAGTGTGTAAACAATTCTTAAGCACAGATCCACTCACTGAATCTGAGATTCGCGCAGTAAAGCCAGACGCATTAGAAACGGCTGGTGGCGTAAATTGCAGACACTTCTTTTATCCACTCGATGTTTAAGCTTAGTCAAATGTTAAAGTTTACTACTGAAGATACTAAGAGGTTAGCAGATAACACGGTAAAACGTCATCGCTTACAAATTAGAAGTGGCTTTGGTAGTGATAATAAACAATTTAAACCTTATAAACCTAACTATGCCAAACGTAAACGTGCTGGCAAGTTTCCAAAGCAAACTACACGATCTATTGATCCAGTAAATATGACTTTGACTGGAGCGATGTTAAACAAATTTGATACCATAAAGAGTGACTATAAAACCAAAGAAATTAAGTTTACTTACGGTCTAAAAAAGAACAAAGCTGGTACAAAGTTTTTTAATAACAATAAGACACGCACTATGGTAGATGATCAAGAATTAGGGAATAGTGTTGAAGAAGGTATTGTAGACGATTTTACTAGAGTAATAAACAAGAATTTAAAGCGTATGACAACGACCAAATACATAGCAAATATGTAAAGGAGTGGACAGATGTCCGAAGAAGCAACTACACCAGAAGCACAGCCGATAGCTGAAGGCACTAGATCGCCTATTGAACCTAAAGTATCTACAGAGGTGGCTACTAACAGCCAGGAACAATCGATTGACAATGGGCAAGATGTTAATCAATTAGTGAGTGAATCTCGCAAGTATAGAAAACGCGCCCAAAGTTCAGAAGCTGAACTCGCTAAACTGCAAAAACAAATTGCTAATGATCGTGAAGCTCAAATGGAAAAGCAAAACGAATGGCAAGCGCTTGCAGAAGAACGTGCAGCAAGATTAGCCGAGCTTGAACCTATAGTGGAACAAGCACGTACTGATGAAGCTGCATTAAGAGAACAAATCCTGAACGATTTCAGTGAGGAAGATCGAGATACTTTTGGCGATCTGTCATTGCCAAAACTTCGCGCTCTTCATCAAAAATTGACTCAAAACAATCAACGATTAGCCGTAGCTAACAATCCAGCAGTTCCAGCGAATGAAGTGCCAGAAGATTGGACTAAGTTAGACAGAAATACTCGATCCAAGAATTGGAGCAAGATTGTGGCTCGCTATCGAAAATAAAAGGAGGCTCTAAATGAGCTTAACAGTATTTGGTGGAGATACTACTCAGGGATCGGCTGGTGGAGATTTATCTGCAAATCCAGCACACCTTGACGTATTCATTCCAGAACTATGGTCTGATGGTATTTACCGCTATTTTGAAAAGAACCTAGTCTTTAAATCGTTTTTTGACGATTACTCAGCACTTTGTCAAGGTAAAGGCGATGTAATTCACATTCCTACCGTACAAGAAGTGGCTGTTGCTACAAAGACTGAAAATGCTGGTGTAACTTACACTGGAAACACAGAAACAGCGATTGACCTTGCTATTGATCAACACAAATATGCAGCAAAGCTATTTGAAGACATTGCAATGATTCAGAGCAATGAAATGTTGTTTGATAAGTATGCTCAATCTATGGCTTATGGTTTAGCTAAAGCTGTGGACACTCACATTATGGAAGAGCTTGATGCGATGGGTACAACACAAGCATTAGCGGCTGACAACAGTATGTCAAATGCCGATGTAGAAACTGCAATTGGAACATTGATGGCAAATGATATTCCAAAAGAAGAATGCGCTTTCTTTGTGAATCCATTGATCTATGCTGACTTAATGAACAGTAAGGCATTTATTGCTGCACCTAACAGTCCAGCTAATTATGCAACTACTGGTGCATTAGGTAATGTAGTTCCAACTGGTTTTGCAGATAACTCTGTGATGGCTACTGGTAACGTGGGAATGCTTTTTGGGATTCCAGTGTATACTAGCTCAATCATAGCGACTTCAGCAAGTGGTGGCACAGAAGTGGGATATTTGGTCCACAAAAGTGCAATAGCAGTTGCAGTTCAGCAAGAAATTCGTGTACAAAGCGAATACAGTGTCGATTACCTCGGTACAAAAGTAGTAGCTGATTGCATCTATGGCGCTAAAGCAACCACAGCAAATCATGTTAAAGGAATTGAGTTCTTAAATCCTTAAATCCTGATCAACACAATCATGCACCAGGCTTTGGCGTTTTGTCATCGCCTGGTGTATAAGTAGGAGAACTATTATGATTGTTTTAAAAAAAGAAAATCACTATTGCCATTGTGCAACACGCGAAGAAGCGCAGAAACTGGTTAATGATGGTTATGAAGTTCAAAAAAATAAACTTGGCGGTTCAAAGATCGTAAAAGAAGTTAAAAAAGCAGCACCAAAAAAGAAGATGTTTAGTAAGAAAAAATAACTTTTAAACATGGCTCGTTCACGGTCTGCCACAACCTTAGAGATGGAGAAAATGTATGGCAACAAGTAATTTACATAG